TCTGAATGCTCAGCACTTGTATGCTAACCCTCATGCTATTCTACGGCGCGTCCCCATCACGATTACTTTGGAACTAAAGGACAAGTACTTGAATCGCGAAGGTGGCTTGGATTCAACCCTCGTCCCCCCCGGTCTGATGGATGTGTGGAAAATTGTTGTTGAAAAACCTGCTCGGAGTAAAGAACTCTCAGGCCCAACAACTGTGTATCCACCTGAAAACCGCTTCGTCTTTACCAGCATATCCAATTTTTTGGCTTGGTATTCAGCAGCTATAGACGCACACTTTATCGCCGAAAATAAGGTAGTGGGTTTTGTCAGGGATATGGATGAGATGATTTTCTGTCATTCATGTTATGGTGATTCTTCCGTCTGTGGTTGCGTGCAGGTGCATGCTGGTTCGCTCGACGGTGATGAACCTGAGGAAGTTGAATTTAAGCGTTCCCCTCCAGAGGTACAGGGCCCCACCATCACTGACATGCCAGAAGATGAGGGTCTGAATGATGCTTTTGACCATATATTTGGAAACAGGATGAATGAAAATTGGCAATTCTGGTTCTTGATATTCTTGTCTCACAGCAAGAGTTTGACGAAGTATTTCCTTTATATGCTCTTTCCATGGTACATTTTTGGTGGTTTGGTTGGAGGAACCGGGCTTGGACTCATCTATGGCTTTTTGGCCATTTGGCGCGCATACTACTATTACAACTATTGGTGTAGTCTTGCTTTGAGCTTGATATATGGTTGTTATTGGTACTTGCCACACCGTGTTCGTATCTGGCTAATGAGGAAAGCCGGTGAAAGGATGATGCGGAGGATATATGGCCTCAATCAAGTCCGGATAGCCCAGGCGATCCATTGTGCAACTGCTGCTCTTGGCCTTTACACCGGTTACAAGGTGTACAAGCAATTTGCAAGGCCACAAGTAAGTAGTGCACTTTCCAATGGCGAAGGAGAAGTGCAGCAGCGAGTTGTTGTGGAGAAGTCCCATTATGCCGAATCTGATCATGGTTCAAGCGAGGTGCAGGGACCCGCTATCTCTATTATGACGGAACCAGTTCCCCAAGTCGAGGACCCATATTACAATGACGTTGAGCACTCTGTATCAACAGATTTTGGTCGACGGGTTTGCTCCTGGAAGCCTATGGCACAGGAAGATGTGATCCAGAAACTGAGCGAGAACGTGGTTTTCATAGCCTCCGGCACCAAATATGGAGTGGGCTTCGTTGTGGGTTGCAACATTGTGGTAACCAATTGCCACCTGTTTCCTGATCATAGAATTTTTAAATTCAAATTTAAGTCAGAGAACTCCTTTTCAAGTGTGAACGAGATGACTCTTGGCGAGAATGATGTCCAGGCATATCCAGAGGAGGATCTTTTGTTCCTTCGAGTGAGGGCCATGCCACCCCGCAAGTCACTCCTAGATCTTTTTCCGAGAAGTCACCTCAAAGACATCAACTGCAAGGTCTCCATTTTGGGCAGAAATCAGGATGGTGACCTGGTGTTACGAGATGGTAGGAGCTGTGCCTGGGAGGGTCTTGTCACGATCACTTATAATGGCGTCACAATGAGAACTATGCAATATGGCACCAACATTTGTAACACGATGCGCGGCGAGTGCGGTTCCATTTACATAGCTTGGACCCCAGCTGGCCCTTCATTGATTGGAATTCACCAAAATCTCTCACCAACTGGACGAAGCCGATGCATAGCCATGACTGGCCCAGAAGTTGAAAGGAGGTGTGCCGTTTTTGGTGCTATGGTGCAAGGGGGTTCACTCTTCCGTGCTGAAATGACGTTTTCTATAGCGTCACTTTCGGCCAATAGTAATCTCCGTCGTATTGAACATAAACCACCCCATGTTTTTGGTTCTTCAACAGCTCGATTCCCATCAAAATCCAAAGTTTGCAAGACACTCATTTATGATAGTTGTAGGGAGCGGGGCTTTGAGGACACCTATGCTGCGCCGGTGATGCGCCACCGACAGGTCTGGATTAATCAAATGGAGCCCATGTTTGAACGGACGAACAAGGTGGATCTTGATCTCATGGACGCAGCCACGGAAATGTATATTGACGAGGTGGTCGACACCCTTACGCCTTCTGATCTTTCGGTTGTGAGAGTGCTTGATGACTTTGAAGCCGTGAACGGTGTTGATGGGATGTTGTATGTGGATAAGATACCTCGCAAGACTTCAGCTGGTTTCCCTTACAATAAGCCCAAAACAGCTTTCTTGGTTGTGGATGAGTTGGAGAAAGCCCATGTTTCCGAGATGATTTTGACTGATGCCCGGGAAATTGAATTGACGTACAAGGAATCTTGCCGAGCGATGCCCATTTTTATGGGAAGTCTGAAGGATGAAGTGATTTCCAAGATTAAGGCGGAGGCGAAGTCTACTCGGGTTTTCACAGGTAGTCCGTTCGCGTTCTCAATAGTAATGAGGAAATATCTGCTCACGATGAATGCGCTGATCCAGTCAAAACGATCGCATTTTGAGAGTTACCCAGGAACTGATGCCCTTGGTCCTGACTGGGAGGATTTATATCATGAACTCACTAAATTTGGAACCAGTCGGATGTGCGCTGGTGATTACAAAAAATTCGACAAGTCTATGAGTCCCATGATCATCCTAGCAGCTTTCCGAGTTCTTATAGCCATAGCCAAGAAAGCTGGGTGGAGCCAAGTTAATGTCAATGTTTTGGAGTCCATGAAATACGATATTGCATTCCCGGTGGTGAATCTTGATGGTGACATCGTGATGACAGAAGGGGGAAACCCATCTGGACATTCCTTGACCGTCATCATCAACTGCCTGGTAAATTGCATTTATGTGAGGATGTGTTTCATCAGATTACATCCCGATCGTAAGTTCAAGGAATGGGTGGCCCTTGCCACGTATGGCGATGACAATGTCATGGGGATCCGGGAAGGGTGTTTGTTAAGTCATACAACACTCTCTGATTTTCTTGAGACCCAAGGAATCACGTATACAATGGCTGACAAGAGTTCCACTTCCATTCCATACGTTGGTGTTTCTGAGGTGACATTCCTCAAACGCAGTTTTGTTTTTGACGAAACTCTTCAACATATTGTGGGCCCTTTGGATCAAAAGTCATCACAGCGGAGTTTGATGTACACAATACCCTCTTTGGCTGTTTCATCTGAAGCTCAGATTGTGGATACGTTAGACACTTTCCTCAGAGAGAGTTTCTTCCATGGGAAGGTTTTTTATGCTGATCAGAGGAGATGGGTTCTAACCATAATTGATCAGTATGACCTTCGCCCTCTTGTCACTACGAGTCATTTCCCTACTTATTCCAGCCTTCAGAACTGGTTTTTGGGGAAATTTCCCATAGTCCAGGGTGGTTGTTTGACGAATGAGGGGCAGAAGTGTAGTGTCTGCCATAATTTTGATTGCAACTTTTCTGGCCCTGCAATAAGATGCAAGCGGTGCAAGTATTGCAGAGACCCTAGGATAAGGACCGATGACCGTTTGTTCTTGGGTTGTTTACAATGTTGGATGGAACATCCTATGTGGTGTGACGTTTGTCACAGTTCACAAATTACCCACCAGGTTTATGATCTGCAGAATGTTGTGACCCATTTTTATTGTACTTCCTGTTTTATCATCGGAAAAGAGCGGACTGACTATTTCGCGCGAAAGCTAAGCAATGGTCCCTACCAGAGTGATCTTACACGATATGTATCGGATCATGTATTGCTTCTGGATGGAGGGAACCGAGGCTCCTTGGACCTTGAAGTACCGAAAGATACAACCACAACGACTCCTTCGAGTGGGACCTCGTTTGAGTTTTGAATCAGTCCTGCAAACACACAAACAATTACAAAAGAGTTCGATCATCAGGTGATCGACAGAGAGAAGTGGTATTCTTCTCAAGTACAAGATGGTGAGGTAGATCAACAGACAACATCTTTTATTGATCTTGCTCAACCTGAAGTCATTATGACACAACATACCCAGGAGGAGTTGGCTGATAACACAGCTATGACTGCGGTCTCCCTCTCTGATTTTCTCGCTCGTCCAGTTATGATCAGATCAATCACGTGGAGTGAGAATGATTTGAGTGGCATGAAGGATAGTTTTAGTCCGTGGAACTTGTTTTTCAATGACACGCGCATCAAATACAAGCTCAACAATTGGGCTTTTATCAAATGTGATCTGAAATTGAGAATATTGTTCAATGCAAGCCCCTTTTATTATGGTGCTGCTATGTTCAATTACCAGCCATTGCCCAACTATTCTCGCTCAGCCATTTACAACGACACAACCTTGAACCAGATGATTCCGTATTCACAGATGCCCCTGAGAGCAATGGTTTACCCACAATCTCCTGAGAATGTTGAAATAACTCTACCCTTTTTCAGCCCTGTCAATTTCTTGCACTGCCAGAAAGCCCAAGATTTCATTGATATGGGAACTGTCTTCATGAACATTCTTGACGGTTTACAGAGTGCTAATGAAGTGTCCGGTATTGGCATCAACTTTCAAGTGTATGCGTGGGCAGAGAATGTTGTACTTAGTGGTCCTTCTGTTGGGTTGGCCATGCAAGATGGTGTTGTAGATGAGTACCAAGATGAGGGTCCTGTCAGTCGTCCAGCATCAGCCATAGCTAACATTGCAGCTCGACTTGGAGATGTTCCCATTATTGGAAGGTTTGCTACAGCGACCCAGATAGGTGCCACGGCTGTGGCCGGGATTGCTAAGCTTTTTGGTTTCACCAATGTTCCTGTTGTGCACGATCAACATGGGGTGGCTGTCAGATCTTTCCCCCCAATTGCTTCAACTGAGATAGGTTACCCAGTGGAAAAGCTCACCCTTGATTCCAAGAACGAATTGACTATAGATCACAGATCTGTGGGCTTAGGTCCTCTTGATGAATTACCAATCTGCCATATTGCCCAAAGAGAGAGCTATCTTTCTAAGGTCAATTGGAGCACTTCTAGCAATGTCGATGCTCTGCTGCTGTCATGTCCTGTTACGCCTCAGCTGTATTCCTGTGCATCAGACACAAACCAATACCTTTATATGACACCGATGTGCTGGCTTTCTACCATGTTCAACTACTGGAGAGGTGATATTATTGTCCGGTTCCGAGTTGTTTGCTCCAAATACCACAGAGGTCGTTTGAGAATCTCTTATGATCCTGATGGTTACTCTTCAGAGAACATCGTTAGTGACTCCATTTCTTCTTCTGTTGTCATGACTAAAATCATCGACATTGCGGAGGAGACCGATGTTGAATTTCGTATACCGTATCAACAGTTTTCGGCGTGGCTTACCTGCAAGTCCGTCTCAACGTTCAATCAAACTAATGCTCCAGTGGGTAATACTTTTAAACATGAGCGATCTTACACAAATGGTTGTTTCACCATTAGAGTGCACAATGTCTTGACTGCCCCAGTTGCCACGTCTACTGTTTCTGTGCTCTTGTTTGTTAGGGGAGCAGAGAACTTGGACTTTTCTTCACCAACATCAGTGGGTATTGAGAGATTGACCACTGCTTTCATTCAAGATGGAGATGTCGAGAATAAAGGCGAGTCTGGAACCCTTGCAACTATTGCTGGAATACCATCGCGGCCGATTGATCATTTGTATCTCACATACATGGGTGAGAGAGTGGGATCCCTTCGAGTCTTGTTGAGACGTATGTGTCGTATCATGACTCACGTCCCTGCTGCTGAGACTATTCAAGATCTCGTCATAAAATCTCTTACGCTAGGACGGATTCCACCTTATCTTGGCTGGCATGATGATGCCTTGAACACGGCAAAAGGAATTATTGACACCACCACCACATATAAGTTCAACTGGACTAGTGGCAATTTTCTGACCTACATCACACCTGCTTTTGTGGGAAATAGGGGGTCAGTCAACTGGTCCGCTAATCTAGATATGGGCTACGTTGGCAATCTCCTCAAACACTTCACGGTTGTTCGTGATAAGAGTTCTCAAAAAATCAAACAATCAGCAATTGGTGCCAATCTTGGTTCAACCTCAGCCAATACCAAATTCATGTTTGAACAATTTTACACTACGGGCTCTGGTGGATTGGTAGTCAATCAGACTGCTTCATCAGCCCATTGGGCAGTGCCTTGGTTGTCTCCTGCCAAATTTGCCCCAACCGATCTTGCCTGGCAGAACTACAATGACGGAACTCGCCTCCCCATTTCTACTAATGATATGTGGTCCGCGCAGTGGTCTCTGAGTGGTTCTTATGGCGCTCAACCAACAGGAGCAAAGTTGCATCTATATGCAGGTGCTGGAACAGACTTTGATCTCCTTTACTTTTTACACGTTCCGGTGTATGGCGTTTTATCGTCGTACCCTACTGCAGTGTAATGGGCTTCCCATTTCACTTTTCCAAACATCACAAGATGTTCCCCGCTTTCGG